AGTAACAACTAATTCTAATGCTTCACTAACAGACTTACCTCTCACATTCAAGAACAGATATTCAATATCAAAAATAGGAAGAGTATCAATCTTCACTCCTCTTGTTTGAATACATTCTTTTAATATAGATTTTATTGATGTTGTTATCTGTTTTGTATTCTCACTTTCTAATGCAAGTATTAGAATTTTTTCTTCTTTGACTAAGAATGGTCTATATTTAATTTTCTTTCCAGTAGATGGAAGTTCCAACTCATATGTCGGTGTCGTAATCTTTGGTAAAGGCATGATATTTTATTCAGTATTGTATATAGCAGGGTTTTAGTAACCTCCACCATATCCTCCACCGCCTCCGCCACCGCCACCACCATCGCCACCACCACTAGTGTCTATTGTGTGTGAAATAGTAGAAACATTAGAAACATTATTTGAAGAATCAGTTGCAGTAATAGTGAAACTGTAAGTTCCATCTGCTAATGGATTAGCAACAGTGATTGAGAATGATCCACTCGCACTTGCACCTACAGTTGAAATTAGAGTTGAACCATTATATAATTTGACTGTGCTGCTGCCCTCTACAAGACCCGTGATGGTCGGTGTATTATCATTTGATGCAGTCGTAACAGATAAGTTACTTGGTGCTCCTGGTGGGGTAGTATCTGCTGCTGGTGTGTTATCATCATCACCACCACCTTCACCTCCACCTCCTTCATCATCACCAGAAGTACTACTTATATTAAGGGGTATACTTTCTTCTAATGTATCATATATTATGTTATGTGGAACTCCTGAATGAACAACACCAGTCATCTTAACAAATATACCATCAGCGTTTTCATGTACATGATAAGGTCCACTGTATGGTTCACCATTTACAAATCCAACAACAGTAGATGACTTTGCTGAACTTGCATTAAGTTGACCTACAACAGAGTTATCATAATTCTTATCAATATATTGTCCAAATACATTTTTAGAATACAAATCATCTTTATCATTATTAGTAATCGTATTATATCTAAGGTATTGAAACTCAATCGTAACTTTTGTTACCTGTGTTCCATCATAAGATAATGGAATTGCAACAATATTACTTGGAAATGTATCAATAAATTGATAACATAAAAGTGAACCAGGAATTAAATTATCACCACTTCTACTTTTAGCATATCTACCAATACGAGTTTCATTCATATTCAGACCTTGATAGAAGTCCTTTTCAAATTTAGTTACTATTATATTCCTTTTATAATCATCTGGATACCTAAACTTGTAATAATTATTTCTTGATGCATATTCATTTTGTCCTTGATATGATCCTTCATATCTCCCTGAAGAATTATGAATTGGATTGATAAAGTTCATCCACTCTTCAAATAATCTAAGCATATTATAATCTGAGTCAACATAGAATGAAACACTTAGTGGTGCATATAATCTTCTCTGAGCAAATCTTTCTATTGTTCCTTGTCTATCTCCCATACTCTCTGCCATATCAAATGATGCACCAGGTAAAGTTACATCAGACGCAAAGAAATCATATCTCGATAAATCTTGTGGACTATTTGCTATCCCGCACTTAGTTAACCATGAACTCAAACTCCCAGAAGAATCATCATCAAAACCAAGATTAAGAGATACCTTAAACTCAGCAGTCAGAGATAAAGGAAACAGATCACTCTGAGCATCATTTATTTTCTTATATAATGGTAGTACAGAATCAAGAGTATTGTCTGCCATCTAAATATTTTTATAGTTATACAATACTATGTATGTCATATAATGGAAAGTTTAGGCCCAGACACCCCAAAAAGTATAAAGGTGATCCCACTAATATAATTTACAGGTCTCTTTGGGAAAGAAAGTTTATGAACTACTGTGATCTTACAGAGAGTGTAAGTGAATGGCAATCTGAAGAATTTTGGATACCATACATATCTCCAAAGGATAATCGAGTTCACAGGTACTTCCCTGACTTCTTCCTTAAATACTATGATAGAAACAAAAAGAGAAGAGTGATGGTCGTTGAAGTTAAACCAAAAAAACAAGTAGAAAAACCACCTCAGAATCCAAAAAGGAGAACTAAAGCATGGGCATATTCAGTCCAGACTTGGGTAGTCAACCAAGCAAAGTGGAAAGCAGCAAAAGAATTTTGTGCTGACCGTGGATACGAATTCAAAATCATGACAGAAGACGACTTAGGAATCAAATGAGCAAAAGTATATTCTATAATATCATAGAAAGAGCAAATGTAACAGCATCGACTGGAACTGACTGGTATGCGAATGAACTGCGGTCAGAACTAACTTCAGCAGGTGCAGAGATGAGTGTAAGTGAAATAAGAGTTGGTGATTTTTTATTCTTTGGATATACTGCAGAGTATCCAGAAAGATACAAATACTATGATAGAAGACCGCTTGCTTTTATAATGGAAATGAAGAATGATAAGATGCTTGGATGTAACGTTCACTATCTAAATCCAGATATTCGTGAAGGTTTTGCTCAAACCATGCTAAATAAATCAGCGATCCAAGTTCCCTCTGTTTTCAGTAAGACTATACACTCTTATCTTTATACAAATATTAGTAGTGTATTTCGTGTTCCAGCAGGAGAGTATGGTGATATTGCTAGATTAGTAACTGAAGATTTTATTGATGCTAATGGTGAAAAATATGATATCACTGCAGTATGGGATTCCGTAAATTAAAACAAACAAATGAGTTTAAAAGATACAGGTAAAAATATAAATGTGAATGGAGTAAATCATAGTGTTTTTTATGACAAAGACTCAGGTGCAGTTGAGGTGAGAACTGAACTTGTTACAAATAACAGACAAAGAGTTATAGGTGGAGGAGATGCAGTTTATAATAGCAATACTGGAGTGACAGAGGGATATAATCAATCTGGAATTGAAGCAACAATAAGTGCTAATGATAACGTAGTAAAAGTATTAGGTACAGGTAAAAAACCTGGTTTTCTTTCAAAGGATACTATAAATCTTGCAACTGATCCTGTAGCTAAAAGAGTTAAAGAATCATTCAGCACTACAGCAAAAGACACATACTTTGGATCTAGCAAGGCAGCACAATATCCTTCTGATGCATTGTATGGTAAAAAGAATTCACAAGACCACTTAGTGATCTCACAGTATAGATACAAACCACCAAGAGCAAAAGATATATGGGGACCCGATAAATCGTCTGTGTCTAACTTACTTACTAAAGGTCTTGCAAGAAATAGTCCACTCGATGAATTTCTTGGTTTAGTAAGAATGCCAATGCCGAATGCGATTCAAGATTCAAATAATGTTGCTTGGGGAGAAGATACTGTAAACGCATTAGAAGCCGCTGCATTAAGTGCAGCAGGAGGAGGTTTTGGTGATGATATAGCTGCTGGAGTAATAGGTGCTGGTATAGGTGTTGCTGGTGGTGGTAATCCACTGGAAACGGCTCAAGGAGCAGTGGCAACGAACTTAGTTAGAAAAGCAATTAAAGATTTAAATCCTGGTGATGTTAATAATTCAGTGCTAAGACCTGAACTACAGTCAAGAATTTTATCAACACTCGGAATTGAAACCTCTGCAGAAGCAATCCTAGCAAGAAAGGAAGGTGTAGTTCCAAACAGTAATTTAGAATTATTATTCTCAGGACCAACACTTAGACAGTTCTCATTTGTTTATAAAATGAGTCCAAGAAGTAAATCAGAGGCAAGTATTGTAAATCAAATACTTCGTTTCTTTAAACAAGGTATGTCAGCAAGAAAACAAAATGCAAAAGGTGGTGGTGAATTGGCTGGTGGAAGATCATACTTCTTAGGAACACCAAATGTTTTTAGATTGCAATATAGAACAGATGAAAATGAAGCAATTAAAGGTTTAAATAGAATGAAAACTTGTGCACTCACAGGAACATCAGTCAACTATACACCAGAAGGTGCGTTTGCATCATATGAAAAAGGTCAACCTGTTTCAGTATTACTATCACTTTCATTCCAAGAACTAGAACCAATCTACGATTCAGATTACAAGTATCAAGGTGGTGATGGTGAAAGAAAAAGTGATACTGGTGAAGGTTACAGGTGGGCAATCGATGAAAAGGAGGTTGGATACTAATGTCTTATTTTGAAGAACTACCAAACATATCTTATGTTTCACTTCTACCAAATCAAAATAGAAGTGATGAAAGAATACAGGTAAAAAATCTATTTAAAAGAGCAAAGTTAAGAACTGATATAGATCAGTCAGTAACTGCATTTGATTATTATCTAATACAAGATAATGAAAGACCTGACATCATTGCAGAGAGAATTTATGATAGTTCAGAATTAGATTGGGTAATACTAGTTACTAACAATATCACTAGTATCAGGAATCAATGGCCTTTGAGTAACAATGAATTATATACTTATTGTCTAGAGAAGTATATAAATGATGCTGGTATCATGGCAACACATCATTATGAAACAAAAGAAATTAAAGATAAGTATGGAAGAGTTGTGTTAGAAGGTAAATTAATTGTGGATCAAAATTTTACATTTACATATGCAAAGGATGATTACTCAACTTCCACAGAAACTCCTGCACAGTCTGTATCTAATTACACTTATGAACAAAGATTGAATGAAGAGAAGAGAAAAATAAGAGTATTAAGACCTTCTTTATTATCTGCATTTATAACAGACTTCCGAAACATCATGAGTCATGATAGGTCATCTTCATTTATTACTAAATCACTCATATCATCATACAACCCTAGAGAATCAGGGGTATAAAAAAACCCCCTCAAGAGAGGGGGCTAAAACC